TTAAATAGTCTTAAATAGTCTTAAATAGTCTTAAATAAAATGGAAATAAAATTATAAAATTGTAATTTTTATTATAAAATTGATTAATAATACAATTTAAATATTATTTAACTATTATAAAAGAATGACGGACTTTGAAAATAAGAGACCTTCTAAAATTATTGGTATTCAATTTAGTATATTAGGTCCTCATGAAATTCAAAAAGCCTCTGTTGTAGAAATTACAAATAGAGATACACATATTAATAATAAACCAGTATTATGTGGATTATTTGATCCACGGATGGGTGTTTTAGACCCAGGAATGATTTGCCCCACCGACGGATTAGACTATATTCAAACCCCCGGTTATTTTGGTCACGTTAATTTGGCGCGTCCAGTATTTTATATTCAATATTTATCAACTATTATGAAAATTAGTAGATGTATATGTATTAAATGTGGTAAAATTTTGATAGATAAAGCAAAATATAAATATTTGCTAAATTTAAATGCGGACGAACGCTGGAACAAAGTATTTTCATTAGCAAGCAAAAAACGGCGTTGCGGAGAAGACTCGCATAATGGTTGTGGTTGCTTACAGCCAAAGCTAAAAAAGGAAGGCTTGGCAACTATTATTGCTGAATGGAATGAAAAAGAAGAAGAATTAAAAGGCTATGAGTTTAAAACAGAAGACTCAAAAATGACAATGAAAATTATTCCAGAATTAATGTTAAAGATTTTCAAAAAGATTTCGGATGAAGACGTTAATTTTATGGGATTTAGTCCACAATGGTCTAGACCAGAATGGATGATTTGTCAAGTATTAGCAATTCCACCTCCACAAGTAAGACCATCTATTAAACATGATGCACAGCAACGCAGTGAAGATGACTTAACTCATATTATTATTAATATTATTAAGGCAAATAAAACATTACAAGAAAAGCTAGAGCAAAATGCTCCCCCAAATGTTATTGATGATTGGACTACTGTATTACAATATTATGTTGCGACATTAGTTGATAATAAAATTCCAGGTGTTGCTGCCGTGGCACAAAGATCAGGACGCCCATTAAAAGCGGTTAAAGAGCGTCTAAATGGTAAAACCGGACGTGTGCGAGGTAATTTAATGGGTAAACGTGTTGATTTTAGTGCGCGCTCTGTAATTACTCCAGACCCAAATCTGTCGATTAGCCAGCTTGGTATTCCACTAAAAATAGCAAAGAATTTAACAAAACCAATATGTGTAACATTAAAAAATAAGAATTATTTGCGCAAGTTAGTTCTTAATGGACCAGATGTTTATCCTGGTGCTAAAATTTATGAAAGGAAAAACGGAGATTGTATTAGTTTGCGCTATGTTGACCGTGAATCAATAAATTTAGAACCAGGCGATATTGTCCATCGTCATATGTTGGATGGTGATGCTATTTTATTTAATCGGCAACCAACTCTTCATAGAATGTCTATGATGTGTCATATTGCTAAAATAATGTATAAAGGAGATACATTTAGAATGAATGTTGGTGATACTAAACCATATAATGCGGATTTTGATGGCGATGAAATGAATTTACATATGCCACAAGACGATGAGTCTGAAATTGAATTAAAACATTTAGCCGCAGTAAAATATCATATTGTAAGTCCGGCAAATAACAAACCAATTATTGGTATATTTCAAGACTCTTTATTAAGCACCTATTTATTTACCCGAGAAGCGATTACTTTTAATCCACGAGTTGCTATGAATTTATTGGCACATCTTAAGACAATTAATCTAAAAAATATAAATTTTGCTGATGAAAACCAAACCAGTTTTAGTTTATTAAGTCAAATTATTCCAAATATTACATTAAAATATAAGACAAAACGATTTAATGATGCTGATGAGGATTATAACACGTCTAATAATGTATTAGAAATTAACAGAGGAACTATTGTTCGTGGACATATTGAAAAAAGCGTATTAAGTGATACAACACGTGGATTAATTCATAGAATTTATAATGATTACAATGTTGAAGCATGTCGCGATTTTGTTGATAATTTACAAGATGTTGTAACCGAATATATGAAAAATCACGGCTTTAGTGTTGGAATTAGCGATCTTATAGCAAATAAAGAAACAAATGATAAAATTAATGACACTATTAATAAGAAAAAAGCGGAAGTAAAAACATTAATAGATGAAACACATTTGGGTATTTTTGATAACAAAACAGGACGAACAAATGTGGTTGAATTTGAAACACGAGTTAATAATATTTTAAACAAAGCCTCATTTGAAGCAGGCAAAATTGCGCGCGAAAACTTGAATGACAACAATCGTTTTGTCACAATGGTAAATGCTGGTTCAAAAGGAAGTGATTTAAATATTTCGCAAATGATTTCGTGTTTAGGACAACAAAATGTAGATGGAAAACGCATTCCGTATGGTTTTGATGATAGAACATTACCACATTATACAAAGTATAATGATTCGCCAAATGCGCGTGGATTCGTAGAAAACTCATTTATTGGTGGTTTAAATCCAGATGAGCTCTTCTTTCATGCTATGGGTGGTCGTGTTGGTTTAATTGATACAGCATGTAAAACAAGTCAAACTGGATATATTCAGCGACGACTAATCAAAGGTCTAGAAGATTTAATGGTTCATTATGATATGACTGTTCGTAATAATAAGAATAAGATTATTCAATATAGTTATGGAACAGACAATTTTGACCCTATTAAAGTTGAGTCACAACCAGTCCCTTTTGTGAATATGACTATTGAAGAAATATACGGACATTATCAGATGCCAAATGATTATTCAAAAGATTCAATATATAGCACATTATATACCAAACAAGCATATAGTAAATTTAAGAAACAAAAACCAGAACTCGATAAAAAATGTCTATACTACATTACTATGCTATTACAAGCACGCGAAGATGTTATTGCTAAAGTATTTAATGGCTTATATAAACCATCGGTAAATATGCCTGTATCATTTACACATATTATTAATAATATTGCGGGTAATCAAGAAGAAAATGTTATAATTGATATTACCCCATTAGATGTATTTGAAATTATTGAATCTAATTTTGAAAAACTTAATATGTTAAATTATTGTAAGCCTAATGAACTGTTCAAAGTGTTATATTATTATTATTTAACACCAAAAGAGCTGCTAATGCATAAACGACTAACACGTAAATCCATTGAACTATTGATGAGTATGCTAAATAATAGTTATAAAAAAGCATTAATAGCGCCAGGTGAAATGGTGGGAATGATTGCCGCGCAAAGTATTGGAGAACCGACAACACAGCTAACATTAAACACTTTCCATTTTGCGGGTGTTGCGTCAAAATCAAATGTTACTCGTGGTGTTCCACGGATTGAGGAAATCTTGTCTTTAAGCGATAATCCAAAAAGTTTATCGTGCTCTATTTATTTACATAAGCCAGACAGTTACGATCAAGTTAAAGTAAAAGAATATGTATCAAAACTAGAAAATACTAAATTACGATCTATTGTGGAGTCGGTTCAAATTTGTTTTGATCCCGACGATTTAAATACGTTAATTGGTGAAGATGTTGAGTTAATGAAAGAATATAATGAATTTGAGAAATTGCTAGATGAATGTAATAGTAGTCACACTGACTCTAAAGAAAAATCAAAATGGATTATTCGTCTAGCTTTAAATAAAGTAGAAATGTTAGATAAAAACATTAGCATGGATGACGTTCATTATGCGCTAATGACTAGCTATAGCAATTTAACATGCATGTATAATGATTATAATTCGGATAAACTAATTTTTAGAATTCGCATTAACAAAAATTTACAAGCGCTAAAGAAAAAGAAGAATAAAAGTGTATTGGAGTCATTAGACCAAAGTGATGAAATCTATTTACTTAAAAATTTACAAAATGAATTGTTAGACAACCTTATTTTACGAGGGGTGAAAAATATTGAAAAAGTATTTTTACGCAAAATTAGCGATAATTTTGAAGAAGTAGATACTAAATATGTGAAAAAAGATTTATGGGTATTAGATACATTAGGAACTAACTTACTAGATATATTAGCTCTTGATTTTGTAGATAAAACACGAACAACATGTAATCACATTATTGAAATTTACAACATATTTGGCATAGAAGCTGCTCGACAAAGCATATTTGATGAGTTTTCGGAAGTGATTGAATTTGATAGCACATATATTAACTATCACCATTTAACTATGTTAGCTGATAGAATGACTTGTAACGATAAAATGGTGTCTATTTTTAGACATGGCATTAATAATGATGATATTGGCGCAATAGCCAAAGCGTCGTTTGAAGAAACACCTGAGATGTTTTTAAAAGCCGCCAAACACGGTGAATTAGATAATATGAAAGGCGTTTCAGCCAATATTATGTGCGGACAAGAAGGATATTATGGAACAAGCTGTTTTAAAGTTTTGGTAAATAATGATGTATTAATGTCATTCCAACCAGAACCCAAGGACACAGAAAATGGCTTAGATGAAGAATTAGACCAAGATGAATTATTAAATAAATTAAAAGAAGATTCTAATGATGAATGTAATAAAAATAATTTGCTAATCGAGTCATCAATTTCTAGTATTAAACCAGTCATTATGGGAACAAGTGAAGACTACGAATTAGACTTTTAATATTTAGTTATAATATTTACTTTTAATATTTAGTTATAATATTTACTTATAATATAAATGTCACGTTCAAATAAGTCGAATCGCAGAGTCCAGTTCCTGCCGGCAACGATTGCGGAGGAGGAGGAGATGGCTAAGAAGAGAGCTGCAGAGGTGGCGGAGGCATCAGATACACAAAAAGAACAAGTGCTCGTAAAGCAGATAGCTACATTACAACAACAAGTAACTGCTCTAAAAAACAAAGTTAGTAAACTGGAAACTGAAACAGTGAATATAGCCGCCACAAATACTGCCAGCAACGCAGTATCAGACGCATTGGCATTTGATCTGGATATGGGTCGCGGCACCAAAAAAAACAAAAAACATACTAAAAAACATAAAAAGAAAAGAGGCAAAAAAACGCGTAGGCATAGAAGTAAACGTTATAAACGTTAAATTAAAACTAGGTATGCTTACTTAATATTACATAATTTATTAGAATTATTTTTATTATAATTTTGAAATCCTTCAATATTATAATAAAATGCGAAGTACCAGACAGTAAAACATTTGCACTTGTTAATAACGTTACTCCTTGAACTTTGAAAATAATTTTTTTATTTGATTTTTTCACATTTTTTTGTTATTTTATTGCGTCTCTCTCCATTAGGGCAACGTTTATTTTTGCGTGTTTTGTTAGGTTGAGGAACAGGTTCAGGAACATTTTCAATAATAACATCAGGTTCAGGAACAGGAACAGGAACAGATTCAGGTTTAGGTTCTTTTTCTTCTACTGCTTCTATTACTTGTGCTGGTTCTACTGGCTCTTCTACTGCTTCTATTACTTGTGCTGATTCTTCTGCTTCTATTACTTGTGCTGGTTCTTCTGCTTCTATTACTTGTGCTGGTTCCTTTTCTACTGCTTCTATTGCTGGTTCTTCTTCTATTACTTGTGCTGCTTCTGGTTCTTCTTCTATTACTTGTGCTGCTTCTATTACTTGTGCTGCTTCTTCTGCTTCTTCTGCGTTTGCCTCAGCAACACTTTTA